CAGATACACATATAGGCGCAAACACAGATGATGAAATTTTATTCACTGCAGCAGGAGAAGCTCAATTAAAAATTACAGATGGTGCTATATTACCTAGCACTGATGATAATATAGATTTAGGTAGTTCATCAGCACAATTTAAAGATGGATTTTTTGATGGAACTTTAGAAGCAGATGCCATCACTGTCGGAGGAACGTCGGTATTAACTGGTGGCGCGGTAACAGCAATAACGTCTGTTTTAAATACAAGTTTAGTTGTTGGAAGAGATGCAGATAACGATATAGATTTTGGAACAGATAATAACATTTTATTTAGAGCATCGGGTGCAGATCAAATTAAATTAGTAGATGGTGCTTTAGCTCCTGTAACAGACAATGATGTTGATTTAGGTACATCTAGTTTAGAATTTAAAGATGCATTTTTTGATGGCACAGTTACTACAGACGCATTAGCTGCAGATACTGCTAATATAGATGGTGGATCTGTTGATGGTGCAACTCTTGGTACAAATAGTGCTATCACACAAGCTGTTATCGATAATATAAATATTGATGGTGCAACTATAGGTCATACTTCAGACACAGATTTATTAACACTTGCTAGTGGCGTGGTGACAGTTGCTGGTGAAGTATCCATGACCACTTTAGATATTGGTGGCACTAACGTGACATCAACAGCAACAGAATTAAATATATTAGACGGCGTAACATCAACAACTGCAGAAATTAATTTAATAGATGGCGGTGCTACTATTGGAACAACTGCTGTTGCAGATGGAGATGGTATTCTTCACAATGATGGTGGAACTATGCGTGTTACTAGCGCCGCAACATTTAAAACTTATTTTCAAAGCGGAGTTACAGCATCAGGAGTTGCGGCAGATGATATTTCATCAGGTGATGCGGCAGTTAATCTTACAACTTCATCAGGTAATATTACGATTGATGCAGCAGCGAATGATTCTGATATTATATTTAAAGGAACTGACAATACTGCAGATATTACTATGCTTACACTTGATGGCAGTGAGGCAGGTAAAGCAACGTTTAATGATCAAGTTGTCATAGGAGATGGCAAATTAGTTTTAAATTCAACAGCAGTTACATCGACAGCAGCAGAGCTTAATTTATTAGACGGTGTTTCAGGATTAGTGCAAGCAGATTTTACGAAATTAGCAGCTGTTGATTCAACAGCAGCAGAATTAAATATTGTTGATGGTGGAACTTCAGCCACATCTACAACAGTCGCTGATGCAGATAGGGTTGTATTGAATGACAACGGTACAATGGTCCAAGTTGCAGTCACAGACTTAGCTGCATACTTTGATGATGAAATTACGGCAATGCCAAATCTTACATCTGTCGGCACGCTTACAACTTTAACTGTAGATAATATAATTATTAATGGAACAACAATTGGTCACACAGATGACACAGATTTAATTACAGTTGCTGACGGTATAGCGACAGTTGCAGGTGAAATATCTGTGACAACTTTAGACATTGGTGGAACCAACGTAGCTGCCACAGCGGCAGAATTAAATATTATGGATGGGGACACATCAGCTAGTTCTACGACTTTAGTAGATGCTGATAGAGTGGTTACAAATGATGCTGGAACCATGAAACAAGTGGCATTATCTGACGTTAAAACATACATAAATGCACCTAGTAAAGGTTTAAGTATTGTCTTTGCTATGGTTTTCGGATATTAATACAAAAGGAGAATAAAAAATGGCAACACCGAATATTGCAAATATAGCAACTATAACACCTAAAAACGCTATGGGTAGTTTATCTGATACAAACAGAACTACTATGATAGATGTCCCTGCAGAAACTGCAGTAAGAATTGATACAATATTATTAGCAAACATTGATGGAAGTAACGCTGTTGATGCAACAGTAGAAATAAGTAATGACAACGGTTCAACTTATTATAAAATTGCAAGCACGATTTCTGTTCCTGCAGATTCAACACTAGATTTAATTTCAAGACCTATTTACTTAGATGAAACTGACTTAATCGCTGTTACAGCTGGTGCTGCCAACGATTTAGCTTTTCATGTTTCATACGTAGAAATGTTAGATTAGGAGTATTAAATGCCAAAGATAATTAAACCAGTAGCAAAAGCAGAAGTTACATCAGCAACAATATCTGTTGATGGACAAGGTAGAGTTATAGCAGCGGCTTCAGGGAGTGGAGGTGGAGGCGGAGGTTTTTCACCAATAATATTTCAAAAAGGACCCGCATCAGGAACTTACACGGCACCAGATGATGCAACTAAATTTCAAGCTTACGCTTTTGCAGCCGGAGGTGGCGGCGGTGGAGCTGGTAACCATGGAAACGGAGGTCGCGGCGGAGACGGTGGATTTGGTTTTTTTAAAGGAGATGGTTCTCCAGGAACACCTCAATCATTTTCAATCGGTGGTGGAGGAAATGGTGGAAATGGAAGTAACCAAGGAAACCCTGGAAATGCTGGTGGAGCTACAAATGTAGCAAATTTATTTACTGTTAACGCTGGTGGCGGCGGAAACGGTGGCCAAGGAGCGGGAGGTAACCCAGGATCAGGTGGTTCTGATGGTAGTGCTCCTGGTGCAGCATTTGGTTTGCCTAATAGAAGTTTTTTATTTGCAGAACCCATAGGGGGCAGAGGAAATCCAGGCCCTGCTCCGCAAGGAGGTGGAGGTTCTGGATCAGTTGGTGCACTAATATTTTATGATAACAGACCAATATAGGAAATTTTAAATGGCTTTTTTTATTTTTGATAATGATGGAAAGATAAACAAAATAGCTGCAGACACAAGTGCAAGAGATGCACAAAATGTGTCTTTAACAGTGAAAGAAACTTCAGAAGATAATTTTATTAAATTAAAATCAAATACTCACACTGCGTCACTATCAGGTGATACAGTTAGTTTAACTGAATTAAATCAAACTACCGAGCTTACAGAGGAAAATTTAAAAAATTACCATACTGATATTATTAGAGTAATAAAAGATTTTGAAAAAGCTAATTCTTCAAATTCAATGTTAACAGCTTGTTCTAATTACAAAAATTATTTAGAAACTTTAGATTATTCATCATTAAGTTTTCCACTTAATTCTAATTGGGAAAAATATTGTCAAGATAACTCAATAACTTATTTACATCCTTTACAAATACCATAATAAATATATAAGTATATATAGAAGGATTATAATAAAAACAGTTAATGTTATCAAACATCATTACTTTTACTACTCTGGATAAGTATTATGAAGATAAAAATATTCATCCAATACCTACTAAATTAAATATTCCTGATTGGTTTAAAGAACTTAATCATGAAGTAAATAGATTTACAATTAAAGGATGTATGCCAGTTTTAGATTCTTTAACTGCAGGTTATTTAATTAAAATGCCAATAGATTATTATCTTGAATTTAACGGTTATGAGAATGATAGATTTTGGACAGCATACAAATCATCGCAACCTTTTGAAAATGACTGGGTTAATAGTGGTAGAACAGACTATCATCCAGTTGAACAACTAGGTGATAAATGTCCTCATACGAAAAAAAATAAAAGTAATGCATTTCATAAAATAATTAATCCTTGGTTTATCTCTACCCCTCCTGGATATTCTTGTTTATTTTTACCTCCCATGCACAACACAGATGACAGATTTTCTATTCTTCCTGCTATTGTAGATACCGACACTTTTAAAGATAGAATAAATTTTCCAATAGTTATAAATGGCGATAAATATCCAACCTTAAAAACTGTAATAAAAATAGGCACACCTTTTGTGCAAGTCATACCTTTTAAAAGAGAGAGTTGGAAATTTAAAGTTAAAGGTATTAAAAATTTAGAGTCTGTAAAATTTAATACTTTTAAACACGTATGGAATAATTACAAAACAAAATTTTGGAACAAAAAATCATGGAAGTGAAAGACGAAAAAATTATTGATTACATAAGAGTTTTTGACGACATATGGAAAAAAGAAACAATAGATTGTTTTCTAAATATTTGTAAAGAATCTAAAAAATTTAATAAAGCTTTAGTTACAGATAAAAATAAACCCCTTAATGAGGAAGTAAGAAAAACTAATTCATGGCATTTAAAAGCTGTGAATGGTGACAGTATTACTGAAATACATTGGGCTAATTTTTTAGCTTACACATTTAATAACAATATTACAAGATATATAAATACAATAGGTATTTTAAACATAAGTGCAGTTGTAGATGACATTCAAGTTTTAAAATATGAAAAATCTGGTCATTATAAATTTCATATAGATCACGGGAAAATAAACAGAACACTCAGTTGTATATTTTTTTTAAACGATAATTATGAGGGTGGAGAGCTTAGATTTAGATTACCAAATGGATTAAATGAAATAGAAATACCTAAAAAAAGAAACAGAATGATAATATGGCCAAGCTCATTTCAGTACCCTCACTCTGTGCTTCCTGTAAAAAATGGCACAAGATATTCGGTGGTAGCATGGGCGTCATAGGTAAAAATTTTAAATATAAATTAATAAAAAATTTTATAACTAAAGAAGAAATATCTTTATTAGGTCATTATTGTGAAATAAAACATATTACAAACACACAAAATTTTGATGAAATACAATCAAATGTTTGTGATACTTTTTTCTATGGAGATCCTGTTATGGATTCTTTAATGATTAAATATAAAAATAAAATATCAAAAATTACAGGTAAGGAGGTATTACCTACGTATGCTTTTTGGAGAATGTACACAAAAGGTGCCACATTAAAAAAACACAAAGATAGACCCTCTTGTGAAATTAGTGTGACAGTATGTTTAAGTAACGATAAAACAAAGTGGCCAATTTACATGGAGGGTAAACCCATGATATTGAAACCCGGTGATGGTGTGATATATTTAGGTTGTGAACTTGAACATTGGAGAGAAGCTTTTGAAGGTGATTATCAAGCTCAAGCTTTTTTACATTATGTAGATAAAAACGGACCTCATAAAGATCATTTTATGGATAAAAGATTATTTTGGGGATTACAAAAAGGATAGATATGCAATTTCAACAGTATGACAAAGACGGATCTTGTGACATTATTTTTGATGACGATGAAATACAGATAATTAAAAAACATAAAAAATTACATTTACCAGACACAATGTTAAGACATTTTGGTAATGCTTTAATTAAAATTGTTTCAGATTGGAATTTAAATTTTAACGAAGAACTAAGTTGTCTTCAAACTAATAAACACGAAATAGTAAAAGGTCAAGAGCCAAAAAAAGATGGATAGCATAAATATATTTTGTTCTACAATATTTGTAGATTTATTAAAAAATAAAGATTTTGATAAAGCGATTAAAGAGGAATTAATTTTTAAAGAAAAAAATAATAAAAGTAATATATTATCTAACAGAGGTGGTTTTCAATCTGACACAATTAAAAACCCAATCATTATAGATACACTCGAAAAAAATAGTTTTGCAATGTTAAACAGTAAATATACTTCTTTGTCTTCAATCAATTGTAAAGTTTTAAATTGTTGGTTAAATGTAAATAAAAAAAATAATTGGAATATTCCACATGTTCATCACGATTCTCATTATTCAGGAACTTACTACTTAGACGTGCCAGATGATTCTGGTAATCTAACTTTTTTTAGAGAGTTTTCTTACTCTTTTGTAAAACCAAACATAAAAGGATTTGAACACAATGATTTTGCTGAAACTTTTGATGTGGTGCCTAAAAAAAATATGATTGTTTTATTTCCTAGTAATTTATTGCACATGGTAAATCCAAACAGCTCTCATTTATCAAGAACTTCTTTGTCTTTTAATATAGGTCTTTCAGATAATTAAATGAAAATTATCTCAAATTATTTAAATCTTTCAACATTTAATGAATTAAAAAAATTTGTTTTTTCAAACGAACTACCTTTATTTTATCATGATAAAATAGTTGGAGATGAGAGTGTTAATGAAACAAATGACTTTATGTTTAACCACGTGTTTTTTGATAAAAATAAACAACACAGTGATTATTTTAATTTTATAATGATGCCCATATTAGGGAAACTAAATTTAAATTATTTAATAAGGGCAAAACTTAATTGTTATGTAAAAAAAGAAAAACATGTACACACTAAAATGCATGTTGATTATGATAGTAGTCATACTGTTGGATTATTTTCTTTCAATACATGTAACGGTTATACTTTTTTTAATGATACAAATGAAAAAATAAAATCTATAGAAAATCAAATGATTATTTTTGATGGTAATAGAAAACATTGTAGTGTGTCGCAAACAGACAGTAACTTAAGAATAAATGTAAATATTAATTTTATATGATAAAACCAAATATTAGTTACCCTAATATATCTGTTTGGGATAATTTAATTGATGATGAATTTATTTTTAAAAAAGATAAAGAATCAAATTATTATCATTGGCAATATACTAATGTCGCTAATAGAAATTCATTTCCAAACAATGAAAAAGGATCACATTTGTTTTGGTCAGTAAATTTATTTGATGGAACCAATGAGTTAATTCATGAATATAAAAATTTATTACAGTTTTGCACAGATAATTTAATCAAACAAAATTTTTTATTAAGAGAAGTTATGATTAACGGTCAGTTAGTTGGTCAAAATGGAACTTGTCATATAGATAAATTAACAAATAAAAAAGAAAAAACATTAATGATTTTTTTAAATTTTAAGTGGGAAAAAGAATGGGGTGGACAATTTCAAATTTTAGAAAATACTTCAAATGACTCTAAGGTAGTTTATGAGATAGACTATAAACCTGGAAGAATAGTATTATTTGACGGAGATTTGCCACACAGAGGTCTAGCACCAAAGATGCCTAATATTTTAAGAAAGTCTTTGATTTATAGACTTGAAATAGAATAGTCATATATTATACTGTTTTTATGCTACAAAAAGTAAAATTTGCACCAGGATTTAATAAACAAGTTACATCAACAGGTGGTGAAAGTCAGTGGGTTGACGGTGATAATGTTCGTTTTAGATATGGCACACCTGAAAAAATAGGTGGTTGGTCACAGTTAGGATCTGTTGATATTACAGGACGTAGCACTGCTATTCATCACTTTGTTAATACATCAGGTATTAAATACGCAGCATTAGGAACAAACAGAATTTTATATGTATACTCTGGTGGTATTTTTTATGACATACATCCAATTAAATCTACAACTACTTTAACAAATGCTTTTAGCACAACTAATGGTTCATCAACTGTAACTTTAACTTTTGCATCAGATCATAATATAAATAAATTTGACATAATCTTATTAGATAATTTTACCTCAATAACTAATTCTAATTTTAATTCATCAAACTTTGATGATAATAAATTTATGGTTCAATCTGTGCCAAGCTCTACAACTATTACTATTGATGTTGATTCAAATGAGTCTGGTTCAGGTGCATCCACATCTGGTGGTATAAGAGTTAGACATTACTACTCTGTTGGACCAGCCGTAGAGGTCGCATCTACTGGATATGGGCTTGGTCCTTGGAGTGGTTTTAAGACAGGTCAGTTTACATCAACATTGTCATCATCAATAAATTCTAGTGTAACAAGTTTAGCAATGGCTAGTTCATCTTCTTTTCCATCATCGGGTACAGTATTAATTGATAATGAGTTAATAACTTATACTGGTAATGACAATAGTGGAACTTTGTCTGGTTTAACTAGAGGTGCATCAGGCACAACGGCAGCCTCACATAGTTCCGGTGCAACTGTAACAGACGCATCAAACTTTTTTGCATGGAATGCTGCTGCATCAGGAGACGTAATAACAGCACCTGGACTTTGGTCTTTAGATAATTTTGGTAATAAATTAATTGCAACAATAAATGGTGGAGAAAGTTTTGAGTGGGACTCAAACGGATCTGTTTCAACAAGGGCTAGTCTTATAACAAGTGCGCCAACTGCATCTGCGTTTAGTGTAGTGTCTACTCCAGACAGACACTTAGTATTTTTTGGAACAGAAACAACGATTGGAACTAAATCTACACAAGACCCTATGTTTATAAGATTTTCTTCTCAAGAGGATATTAATACGTATACACCAAGCGCAACCAACACTGCGGGTACACAAAGACTTGCAGATGGATCTAAAATTGTTGGAGCTATTAGAGGACGTGATGCAATTTATATTTGGACTGATACTGCATTATTTATTATGCGTTTTGTTGGTCCGCCATTTACATTCTCTTTCCAACAAGTTGGTACAAACTGTGGATTGATCGGACAGAATGCAGCTGTTGAAGTTGATGGTACGGCTTATTGGATGTCAGAAAATGGTTTTTTTAGGTATACAGGTAAACTAGAATCATTACCATGTCTAGTTGAAGATCATGTGTTTGATGATATTAACGTAATACCTAAACAACATATCAACGCAGGACTAAACAATTTGTTTGGTGAAGTCATATGGTTTTATCCAAACTCGGGTTCTGGAGTTGTTAATAGAATGGTAGCGTACAATTATTTAGATTCAAGTCCCGAGCGACCAGTATGGACCACAGGCACACTAGCAAGAACAGCATGGCAAGATTCAGCTGTATTTGGTAAACCACACGCGACACAGTATAATGAAAGTGCAGAAACAGCAGACACAGATACAAATTATGTTTTTGGTAATCAAGATGGAACGTCAACTTATTATGAACACGAAACAGGGTTGAATCAAGTCAAAGAGGGACAAACAACTGCTATTACAGCAAATATAGAATCTGGTAGTTTTGATATTGGCTCGCAAGGTTTAGCTGGTGATGGTGAGTTTATGATGAAAATAAGAAGAGTAATACCAGACTTTCTTTCACAAACAGGTGATGCAAGGGTGACACTAAATTTAAAAGATTTTCCAAATCAATCAAAAGCTAGTTCTTCTTTAGGTCCATTTACTATTAATAGTAACTCAACTAAAATAGACACACGTGCTAGAGCTAGAGAGATATCTTTAAAAGTAGAGAATACTAGCACTAGTCAGTTTTGGAAACTGGGAACATTTAGAATAGATTATCAACCAGACGGTAGAAGATAATGCCATTAAATAAAAAAGGTAAAAAGATAATGAAGTCTATGAAAGAACAATACGGTAAAAAAAGAGGAGAGCAAGTTTTTTATGCGTCACTAAATAAGAAGAAAATTAAAGGAGTTAAAAAACGTGGCTAGAATAGTGCAAGCGTTAACACAACCGACTGAAGATTACGATCAACAAATACAACAATCGTTTGTTAGAGATGTAGATAGTATTGTGCAAAAATTAAATACAACCTATCAACAAGATTTAAAAGACGAAGCAGAGGCGGAGGCTTTTTTCTTTGGCTAATTCTTTTGTAAATAAAAAAGTAGATTTAACGACTACATCAGCTACAACGCTATATACAGTGCCTACGGCTACCACTGCTATTGTAAAATCTATATTAGTATCAGAAGACTCTGGAAATGCAGACACAATTACAGTGACTATTACTGATGCCAGTAATAATGTGTTTAGCTTATTTAAAACAAAGTCCATATCAGCAAATGGCACAACAGAATTACTATCGGCACCTTTAGTATTAGAAGAAAGTGAAATACTAAAAGTGACTGCAGCTACAGCAAATAGACTACATGTAGTCCTTTCGGCCCTACAATCTAAGCCTAGAGAGGTTACAACATAGTCTTGATTTACTTGTGAAAAACGAGTAATACT